CCATACCCACTGCATATCCGCCACGGCGACGCTGGTGCCGGTAGCCAGGTTGTTCCATGTGGATCCGTCGGTGGAGTATTCCAGCACGTAGCTCCATGTTCCGCTGCCGCCACCGGCGATGTAGGGCAGGAAGCCCACCGAGCCGATGTACTGGGGGTCGTTGGTACCGTACACCACGGCGATGTTGCCGTTGGGGGACGTCTGCTGGCAGTACGTCGTAAGGTCGCTATCAGCGGCGTTCTGGGCCGTTCCGCCTGCGGATGATGTGTAGCTACCCACCGGCCTGTTCATCCGCCTGTAGAGCACGTTCTGCGCATCCACGGCACCCACTGGCAGGCTGTAGATGTACTGGTTGGCATTGAGGCCAATGACGGTCTTGTTGATGGCCCAGTAGTTGATGCCGAGGTTGGCCAAGTTGGACAGGAAGAAAAACAACGACTCCTTGGCCGACTGCACCTGCTCAACCGTCAACTCCTCGGCCAGCTTTCCGCAGCGCCGGGCACCGTGGTCGATGAGCGTCTGTACTGAGGTTACGGTCTGACCAATGGTGCCGGAGTAGGCCATGTTGTTTCCTTACCAGCCGGGGCAGTCCCAGCGTTTTAATGAGGCCTTGGCGCGGGGTGCGTCACCCTTTGAATGCTCCACCACCCCGCTCATGCGGGCGCAGAACGAGTCCTTGCGTGCGCCGCCCTTGGGCTGTGGGGCCTTGAGATGCGATCCTGTCTCGCGATTGTACTTCTCACGGCCTTTGGCGGTCAGTCCGGCACCTTTGGCAACAGACAGCTTCTCTCCCCGGCCTACGGCCAGCGAGGGGGCTTTGTCTTTCTTGGCCATGGCGTTTACCAGTTGGAAGATTTCTTCGATGCGCTGCCGGTAGACACGCGCCGGGTGGTGATGTGGCCGCCCCTTTTGTGGCCATAGGGTCCTTCACCGTCGCCGCCTCTAACGTTGTTGTTCGCCGTCTGCTGCGGAGTAGGGTTGTTGCTCATCACCTGTTGATCTGCGTTCAGCAAATTTTTAGATGCAGAGCTGTTGTCCTGGGGCGCGGGTGTTGTCGGCACGTTGGGGGTGCTGGAGACCATGCCACCGAGGCTTGCAACGCCGCCATCGGCCATCTTCTTGGTTTTGGCGGACTCGCGGAAGGCTTCAGCAGTCGGCGCGCCCTTGGAGCCAGGCTTGCGCATGCGCTCCTTTGATCCGTTGGCGATCCGCTCTTGTTTAGCGTGAATATTGGTGTATAGGCCGCCATCTTTCATCTTGTCGGCCTTTACAAACTCTTTGCCGACCTTTTGGGGCACGCCCCCAAAGCCGCCCTTTGTATGGGCAGCGGCTTCCATCAGACGGTGTTGGGCGGGTGATTTGGTGGGCATATCGTTCCTTATGCGTCTACAGCGCCTTCAAACTCAGGCTTCTGCTTGATGATGGAGTATAAGGCAGCACGGTCTGCGCCTGCCACGTATTCAGCGCCCGAGATCGCTACTTTGCCTGCGGACAGGGGCTGCTTGCCAGCCTCACGGGCCTCTTTGGATGCGTAGCCGTAGAACGTCACTTCAATGCCCTGACCTTTAAAATCTTCTTGGACTGCACCGATGTTCCAGTAGGTTGCTGGGATGCCGTAGTCTGTGTCGATTGATTTAATGAGTGCCATGATTATCCTAAAACATTAAAAACATATTGCCGGTGGCTGTTGAAGTCACGACACCATTAATGTAACTTACGTTAAGGTAGCTGTTGTTACCTGTTCCGCTGCCTAAAAATGTAAGGCCAGTGTTGTTGCCGCTATCGGTACTGTTGTCTAACGTCCAAGGCGTACTTTTTGTCAAAGTACGTTGAGTGGTCGTATCGGATGTAAGAACAGCTAAACTATTACCAGACACTGAACTGTAGTTAAATGTTCCGAATGTACAATTACTAGCAAATTTAAGCGTTTGCGATCCAAAAGTTGGGAAAGACGTAAATGTATTTATACTTTTTACATTGAACGTAGCAGTAAGACTAGAGCCACTAATCGTAAAATTATAAAGATCAAAACTAGAAGCTGAAATTACGGCAGTAGGGCCAAAACCAATAGTAATTGTTGATGTTCCTACATTAAAAGGAGAAGCAACATAAAAGTCTAATAGTATTATTGTTGCAGAACCTAAATTTGCTCCTAATATTGGGCTTCCTGATGTTCCAAACTCTTGAGTTGTAAAAGTTCCAGAAAAATTTATGCTTCCAGTTGCCGACCCACCTACTAAATTTGATGTTGTTGTTGGAGCACCAACTTGGTTATAAACCGCAGTTCCGGTAGCTGGAAAAGTTATAGTTCCACCATTTGTTGTTAAACTTCCTGTACCAAAACTATAAGTGCCGCTTGTTGGCTGAAAATTTATACTAATTACTTGAGATGCTGCTGCTTGTGCAGTGGCTCCAGAAGGCACTATTATGGAGTTGTATGCGTAAACCGTATACGTTGTGTTGGCGTTGTATGTAAAAGAACCGGCAAATCCTGTTAAATCCAAAAGATTTAGATTACCTGTTGCAGTTGATGCAACAAGCATAGTAACCGCATCAGTTCCACCAGTTACTTTAAAAGATGGCATAAGTAAAGAAGTGCCAGCCCAAGAAGTTCCAAGCCAAGAAATAGTTCTAGTTCCAACACCAGTGGAACCCGTCAACGCAAACGTTGGGTTAGTTCCGGTTAAAACCAATATAGATGGCGTAATAATTGCACTTACATTTATTACATTTGCTGTTGCAACACTTGTTACATTAACAATTCCAGTTGAACCAAACGCAAGATTTCGAGTAGTGGTAGTACCCGTTCCAGTAACAAAAGTTCCACAATTCCAAGCATAACCTGCTAAATCTATTGTTCCAGAAGTAAATGTAAAAGAACCGCCGTTGGTTGTTGTATTATTTTGTCCGAAGTTAGAAGCTAAAGTTATAGTCCCTGTCGTAGAGTTTACTACTACGTTTGAACTAATTGCCGTACCATTAGTATTTAATGTACAGTTTGTTAAGGTATTAGTTAAGTTAAACGCAGCGGTATGCGTCCAAATCGTTCCCGTAGATAGGGATACATTTCCAGAAACTGTTATTGGAGACGTGCCAGCAATTGTGTAAACAGAACTGTTGCTTCCCGCATTTGTCGTAAAACTCTGAACACTAAAACCAGAATTTGATGTAAAGGTTGGCCCAACAGACCCAGCGTATCTTGAGGGGGCACCAAAAACTACATCATCAGTGGAAGTTGGTACGGCAGCCGAAGCAATACCGGGGGCAAACCCGTATAAATCATTTGCGGCGATAGTTCCGGATGCAGACGTTGTGTACGTCCCCGCCCCACCGGCTGTTCCAGTTAACTGTGCAGTAATTGTTCCACTGGCTGCTCCAGCATTGTTATATAAAACCGTACCTACTCCAACAATGCCCGGAGTAATTACACCGCCATAAACAGTAGTAACGGTTAACGTAGTTAAAGTTCTTGAGCCAGCAAATACGATTGCAGGAGGTGCTGTTCCCCAAAAACCCGGAGTAGCGGCGCCATATTGTTTTGAAAGACCGCACCAGTACAAAGTTGCCATATTAAGCCTCTTGCGACACGGCTACCGCATCCCAGCGGGAATCAGCGGCGTTGTACACACAGCCGATATACACCAACTTCGAGGCCACGGTGGTCGTAGGCAGAGTGACGCCAACAACACGGAATGAATTGGTTGAACCTGTTGTCCAAGTTAAAGCGCGAGCAGTGCCGTTATCCTTGAACCTGAACATAATTTTTTGACCATCAGCAGGGGATGCGTTTGCGTCAGCGTTAATTGTCATTGTATTAGCTAAGGCGGTAATTGCGTATTCATCAAAAGATGTACTATCCCAAATAAGTGTGGATGTTGTATTTGATGAAACGTTTACTTTGGGTTTGATGCTAGTCGTGATGTTCACACGACCTGTACCTTTTGGTGTGAGGGTTAGGTCAATATTGGCGTCAGAACCTAAAATACCTAATATCGGTGCAGCACCAGCGTTTGATGGGGTTACATTTAAATAGTTGGCCGTACCACCAGTTGATATTTGAAAAGTTTGATTTGTTCCAGCGGTAACGCTTCCATTTTGAAAAAATAAAATATTACCAGAGCCTTTGGCGGAAATTGATAATCCCGCCGTTCCATCACTACCTTGTGCCGATATAGCTGGTCTTGTACCAGTAGCCGCACCCGTTACCTGCACATAGTTAACGGCGGAAGCTGTGTGAGAAATAACCATTTGCTGCGTTCCAGCAGCGTTATTGGTTGCAAAGTTATGTGAGCCACTTCCTTTAGAAAGCCAAGAAATACCTATGCTTCCTCCGCTTCCTAAAGCGCGATTGATTG